GCGCAATCACATCCAAATTGGACATTACTCAACTCATAAAAACTGTGAAGTTTATTCTCCACGAAAATTGAAACGAGTAAGACAACAAAGTCAGGCGCAACGATGAACTACATCTCCACCTATGTGTGAAATGAATTGGTCATCATACTAAGAGTCTTCGAACGGAGACATTACCGGTTTGTTTCAGCCGGGATATTTCGAGGCCACCACAGCCTGTTCCAAAGGAAGACACGAATTTTAAACTGCCGCGAGTTAAACTTAAAATCTGGCAGATCCTACAATAGTTGATGATCCATCATTTATAACACACGACAAGGTAACGGGAGTTCGCACACCGTAAGAGAAGCTTGGGAATTACTTCCTCAAGCCGAGTCCCCTCATCAACTGCTCAGCAGCTGACTTAGAGATGTGAACAGAGCTTTCAAGCTCTGGCCCCTTTTCCTCTTCAAAAGGGGTATCTGGCTCAGACACAATACATTTCTGCAAAGAATCTGAGCCAGTGACAAGTCTTTGTTCAAGCTTATCAAAGCGTTCACACAACGCATCAAAGGCCGACGTGATTTGATTCAACGAAGGCCTAGACGTAAAGGTTGCCCCACCGCTTATCTGAGCAATAAAACAATCAAACGTCCCCGCTGCAAGCGCCGTCAGACCTCCAATAGTCATCAGGTTCGCCGCACCAGTTCCAGGTCCGCTCACAACATGAATCCCAATATATATCGCAACGTTACTCGAAACAGAATTTCTGTTTGAATTAGCGCTGTCATTCATCAAAAGGGAACCACTAATGTTCGACCCAAGGCTAACAGTCATCCCACCAGTAACAGACCCAGAGGCCTGAAAACAGCAGAGAAACGTGCCAGCAACGGGCATACTAATTGTGGTAGATGTGGAAACACACGGTATTGTAGAACCTGCACGAAGCAGGCCTCCAGATGTGCCAATAAAGGCACTACCAGCAGCAGCTGCAGAAGCAGCTGGTGACTCAACAATGTGCGCGTACAAGGCTTGCTGACCAATCGGCGTTTCTTGTTTACGCCGGATCAGAGTCCATTCATGTTCAACCCACAACTCACCAATAGGCACAGCCTGAGTAGCCACTACAGCCAACCCATTCGTAGCCACTTGGAACAATCCAAGATCATAAAATTTGGCAGTTGAATTCGCGGGAGCCGCCTGATTAGCGGAACTATACACAAAGTATTGATTCAGCGCCATTTGAGCGCCGCCAGATCGATTCCGGCCTTTAGCTTTGTGAACTTCCTGCACATCGTGCATGAAGTGGCCAGCAAACGGAGGACCGCTCACTGAACCTTCATAATTTTCCATTTGGCTCACATTCGTGAAGCCAGGATCATCAGGATCCATGTTAGTCGCAAAAGCGACAATACCAGAACCAGCAACGCCACTAATGGCCGTGTACGACTCCCCGCGATACCAAAACCGCAAAAGGTGACAAATGTACTCCTCATAAGTTGAGGCTATCTGGGAGAAAACCGGAAACAACACAGAATTGCCCGGATTCAAAAATAGCGACTGCAAAATTGTAAATGCAGCCCCAGGTGAAATCAAATCAGCGACTTTTTCAAATCTCCGATTAAAATGATCACGAACCTGATTGGAATTTTTCCAAACCATTCCAGTATTCAGTCCATCCGAAACAGAGGACATAACACCAGGAACACTCCGCGTGGGAGAAGAGCCCTTTTTCGAGGGGCCTGTTTTTGGGGATTTCCTCGGTCCCTGTTTCTTGCGCTTAGCCGCTTTCTTAGCGGCTTTCTTTTGGGCTTTACCTTTCGGACCAGCCATGGCAAGTTATAGAGATACAGAGGATGAGAGTAAGAAAGAAGAAGAAGAAGGAAGAGAGTTTTGAGTTGCAGATTCAAACTGAGTTCGGAAAAATTTTAAAAGGGACGAGTACTCGCTTACCAGCGGAGAGCCCTTCGATTCCAAACCGGCATATAATGCCCAACACCAATCGTTCGACTTGTGCATAGCATCAATGTCGGACATGTGGATCCCATTAATTTCACCACATAACTGCTCTTTGTACTCTGCATGATTGCAGATCCAATCGATATATTGATCGATGAAGGCTCGACACTCAAGGTTTGCCCAAGAGTCTAATCGAAGCGCATACGCTCTCATCAAGTGCCAACGAACATCGTCGTCACTAGAACCCCAACGAAGGGAGCACAAAACACGGTCTGTATCTGGCACAGGAAGCCAGACGCCGTTATCTTCACGGAAACCTTGCGACAGGAATTGAACATCCTTTAGAGCACGAGGCTCCTCACAAGGGGTTTTGGTCGTAATGCCAATGGCTGACCAAATTGGGGCAATGGTCCTAGGGTTAAACCAGGACACGCACAGCTGTGACACTGTGAACGTGTTGTCGTCACCATTCAAGGCTGCTTCGACATTTTCCATAAAATCCTCATAGCTTCCAAAAACTACACCAGAATAATCCCTCGCTAAAATATCATCGGTATTCGCCGCTGCAAAAGATGCAGCATTGGCTTTCCCAAACTTTACTCGAACGAGTTCAATCCACGCATATGCAAACAGCCGAAATAAAATCATGGTATTATCCACAATCGTATTGGCTGAGCCAGACGGGTTCCCAGTGTGCTTCTGACAAAGCTCACCATTCTCAAGCACAATTACCGAATGAACGATATCGTCATAAAGACGCTGAAACCTGAGATAATTTTCCGGAGTTTTGTACTCATCAGCCAGCATACTCCACCGAATTTCCATTTGGCCATACATGGCCTTAGCAAACAAGCTCGAATCATACTCAGATTCATCAAGCTCAAAAGCATTCGGATGTTTCGCTAGCCGGGCAAAAAGTGCATTCCATCCCTGAAGGAATTTGGAACAACCAACAAAAGACCAATTCTTATTGTTGGATAGATAGAATTTCGTATTCATATCTAGACAGAAACGATTTAAAGCAACTGAGTGCTCAATCGGGGCCGCAGTGAAAGTACGAATTGAATTTTTCAATAATTTTTCAGCTGCACGAAGTTCATACTTCTGGCTACACGTCCAAATTGGTCGCATAACTCGTTCCTCTTGTTTTCCTATCATATTCCAAAAATCCTCCAAGACATGCATGGCGCGATCAGCTTTGAGAGATTGCTCTTTCAAAGGGATCTCAGGATGAAAAAGCTCACGCTTATCCCGAAAATCCTTACTGAGAGGATAGCCAACAGAAGTTGACATATCACATTCCTTGACACAAATTTCTTGGTCAAGAACACGCGAACCACGCATGTGTCGACTAAAATGCTGCATAATCCACTGCCCACTGATAGCCCAAGATTCCTCATTCAATTGAGGCTGAGCTTTATCATACTTACTAACACTCTTAAAAGAGGCATTCAGATTTGGGATGACCATGCGATAAGCTGATCCCACATTGAGATTTTTCTCTCTGCAGAACTCATCAAGACTTGTATTTGGGCACGATTGATCTTTATCCTGAGGAACCTTCCGGCTCACAAGACCAAGATAATCGACATTTCCTTTTCCAAAATAATGATGAAAGTGATCCGAAGGTAACCAGGGCAAATCCCCTGGAGACACACCATTCCATTCCAGCCCCTCACTTCGACGCCCCACTAAAATCCCCGGTTCTAGGCTACGATGCCTAAAGATTTCCTTGGAAGTGTAGTTTTGATACCACTTCTCCCATAAGGGAACCGGTGGTAGTGGGACATCTAGTTTTTTTGAGGAGATCCAGTGGCGGCCGCAACCATTTGCGGCGTGATGGCGAGAAAGACATTCTCAACTCCACCACGGGTAGCGTTGTGGAAACCCACAACTTTATTAGACTCAGCGTCTACTACCACACCAGAACAGTTTCCATCGATCGACGACAGCTTATAAATTCCGACTTTGTGCTTTGTCGTACTCGCTAGACTCATCGAGTCACACACGTCCTCAATTCTCAAAATCTTAGCAGCATCAAAACTGATACTAGAAGTGAGAAAATCCTCATCACTATCATAGGCAAACAAAGCCACCTTTCTCCCGGAAACAGGAAAAGAATGATAAAGTGAAGGAAGATCCTTAAAAGAAGCAGGACGCGCAAACCAAAGTAAATCATGATTGATCTTCCGACCATCTTTACGATCTACAGAATGTTCAAACACAACACCATTGTGCCGAAAAGAGAATTTGATATTATCGCCTTCACTCTTGAAGATGTGTTCACACACAACAATTCCATTCCACATAAGGTTCGCATTAAGACAACGAGTAGCAATGCGTGCCAGTCCAACAGCACCCTGCAATGTGCCAATTGCAAAGCGTTTTCCATTCACCGCTGATTCTTGTTTATCAACTGGTTTATGAGAAAATTCACATTTATCCCCAAAACGACAATTCCCTTTTGTGGAAAAGAAGTAACAAGGATATGACTTTTTGTCTGGACACGATTTTCCAACATGACCAACGACACCGCAGACAGAACATTTCCCCTTAGGATATTTCCCAGGTTTCTTGTCTAGGCCTTTCTTCACCTTAGAGACAGCAGCTACCAACTTCTTAGCAGCACCAACTCTAGCTTCGCCAGTACCATGCATAAAATCATTCAAAAGCCCTGCATGAGGGAGATAAGAAGGGACGACAAAATTGTCATCTCGCTTGGTTTTAACCAAGTTTCCACCGTTATCACGGCTCCAAACAGCACCATCGTCTTCACCAGGCTTACGATAGGCAGCACGACCATCACGTTGACGGAGGGCCTTGCCAGTACGATTTGCCTTACGACGTTGCTTACTTTTCTCACCTTCATATTGCCAACCACATTTTTTACATTTCAGCTGATTAGCCTCATGTACACACTCTTTCGCTTCAATGCTAGAGGGCATGGTGGTTAGAGCAGGGTAATCTTTCGGATCACACTCTCTCCAATGCATACATTTTAAACCACCACAGTGGATGTTGCAACACTTGGTAGCTGATACCTTAATAGGGAAACCAGCTTTAAACCATGGACAGATATGCTTTCCGGATGTGATGTGACAACAACCATCTTTTGCCTCCTTTGAGACATTAGATGTGGGGGCTTTCGCCTTTTTCCCTTTTGAAGCATTTTTCTTCGGTTGTTGTGTCTTTGCTTCAGCCTTCTCTGCTTTAGCTTTAGACTTTTCCTTCCTTCCGACTTTGCGTTTTTCCTTATGGAGGAATTTCACTACCAAAAGTAAAACTGAGAATAAACAGATCATGACCACAGGTAGTAGCCAAGGTCTATCAACACACTGTTTCTTCAATGTGTTCAAGTGAACCAAATCTTCTGTCTGGTTCCAATATTCTCGGAGCGCATCAAAGGCGGTAGGAGGCACTTCAAGCTTAGGAGCTACTGTTGCGACAGGAGCTCCCAAGCCACGCGTGTCACCAGGCAAACGAGGTGCACTAGCAGACGTCGGTTGTGCCATAGCGGCATACCTCGGATCAGAGGGAAAACGTGCAGCCATTTCTAACTGCACTTTCTCCATCCAAGCCAAACGTTTTTCTGCTGGTGTAGACACATCAATTTCAGCTGTAAGAGGGAGGGATTCAGAAGGGGGCATAACTGCTTCCTCCTTACCCTGCTTTCGTTCCTCAAGCTTCTTATCAATGGTTTGAGTCAAAGACTCAACA